CTGGAGACAGAAGAAGTCCCAGAAGAACCAGCCGTTGTGAACGAAGAACTGAACATCGAAGCATCTAGGGGTCTGTAATGATACTCGACGCTGTTATCGTTGAAGTTCGCCGGATGTTGCAAGACACCAATGCAAACGCTGTTCTCCAGCGTTATTCGGATGCCGAATTATTGGGGTTTGCGAATCAGGCGCTCAAGCGCATGGCAGTGTTGCGCCCCGATCTCTTTGCCAAGATGGCAGAGTTCACCACAGTTGCAGGGGAGGTGCTACAAACCGCACCTTCCGACTCTATTCGTATCATGGAAGTTTTCCGTGTGAAGGACGGCGAGGCTATCCGAGAAACAAATCGGCAAACGCTAGATCAAACATACCCAGACTGGGCAAATGATGACCCCGGTGCGTGTGTTAACTGGATGCGGCATGTCCGCAATAACAACCGGTTCTTCATTTACCCAAAGGCTCCGGCCTCACAGGTATTGATAATTGAATATTCTCAAGCCCCAAAGAACTATGTTCTTGGAGAGGCTGTAGATTTGCTGCCCGATGCGTATTTCCCCGTCGTAGTGGACGGCACGATCTTCCTTGCAGAATCTATTGATAATGAGCATGTAAATTCAAACCGCGCCCAACTGTTCCAACAGTCTTTCATGCAGGCGCTGAGTACCAACTTCCAAGCTCGTCCGGTAACGGATACTGAGGAAGCCGGGCTACAACAAGGTCAGGTGGTATAAATGGCTACTCGAACTTTTTTATCTCTTGAATCTAAATTGGCTCCAAGCGTGCCGGGATGCCCTCGCCCAACTATTGAACAGTATGTTCGAGACGCGGCAATCGAGGTTTGTGAGAAAACCCTTGTGTGGCGGTACGAACAACCGCTTATTCGGTTGACACCCGGTGTCTACGAATACGAATATGAAACACCTGAGAACTCAGATATTGTGGGTGTGATTCACGCCACAGTTAATGGAGAGAAGATTACTCCGCTGACCCAAGAGCAGGTTCACGCACAGTACCCAGACTGGCCCTCTACAGCAGTAGATAAACGGTCTGACCCACGGCATCTGTCGCAGTTTGACCCTGACCACTTTGTTGTGGTTCCGGTTCCTGACGCGACTAAGCCATACGATGTGAAGATGTTTGTGGCATTGAAGCCCAGCATAGCCTCACGCGGTATGGATCAGACTCCATTCGATGAGTGCGAACAACTAATTATTCACGGTGCGTTGCAGCATCTTCTCGTCCTACCCAATAAGTCATGGGCAGATCGGGAACTTGCTACGTATCACGCCAAACAATTTGCATACAAGACAGCAGCCCGTCGTGCTAAGGCTAACTTGGGCGTTGCTAGGGCGTCGATGACTGTGCAGATGCGGCCTCTTGCATAGGAGAAGATATGAGCGACGTTATAAGATTAGTCCAGAACGACAGTAAGCCAGAGATCAACCTCACGTTGACGGATGAGAACACCGGCTTGCCGATTGATTTATCGGCTGGCACTACGACAGTTGTGGTGAAGTTCCGTGCTGCGGGTAGCACCACACTATTGTCCACGATCAGTTGCACCAAGACTGATGCTGTCAATGGCAAGGTGAGTTTTAACTTCAGCGGCGGTATTCTGGATGTAGACCCCGGTCAGTATGAGGGGGAGATTGAAATCAGTTACAACGGAGCAAAACACACTGTGTTTGACTTGTTGCGCTTCCGCGTACGTGGGGAGTTCTGATGCGAATTCGGGCAAGATTCTCTATAACAACGCCTTCTACGGCTACAGCGACGGTTACAGTCGTTGGGGCTGTAAAGGCGCTTGTTTCTCTTGCCACTGAGATTACTGCTCCAAAAGCCGCTGCGGTTGTTACAGCCGGTATTCTTGCTATGTCGGCAGCGTACGCTGCACCTAAGGCTACTTATCTAGATTCCCCGCGCCTGCGTGCAGAAGTAACTTTCCCTGTTCAGTTCATGGATGGGGCGACACCTTCGGATACGGTTGCCATAGCAATAAACAAAGTGCTATTGGATGTCTCTACAACTGGGGACGCAGTTGACTACTTTACATTCACTAAGGTACTCAATGATGCTGTCACTACGATAGACTCCTTGACTAAAGTCCATACGAAACCAGTTGATTTCGACCAGACGGACGCAGATGTAGACCCTGATCCTGCGTATGCAACTGATTTCCCATCGTTTAATCTTACTCGCCCAAATATAGCCGACGATGCTGCAACGTCTGATCTTGCAGCCAAGCACACGACAAAGGTATCCCAAGATGTTGCTACGACTTCCGACGGCATTGACTTTTTGGTGGCGACGAAGGTGCTTGTGGATACGGCAGTACCGACGGACGTTATCAACTCGTTTGTTCTTATTCGTCCTGATGTGGCGGATACGGCGACGACTTCGGACGCCAATGCTAAGACCGTTACCAAGCCTGACCTTACGAGCGCGGCGGGGGCGACAGACGCAGCGGCGTACCACCCACAAGTCGTTTACTCCGATACTGTAGGAGCAGCAGATGCTATCAACTTCCTGAACCCGACTAAGGTGCTTCAGGACACGGCAACAACTACTGATGCACTATTAAAAAATTTGACCCGCCCTGATGTGGCGGACACAGCAACGACTTCGGATGCTGACGCAAAACAGGTTACAAAACCTGATCTTACTGATACTGCGGTAGCCACTGATGCGATCAATAGTTTCACCGGAACCAAAGTCTTAGCCGACACAGCGACAACTTCAGATGCAGATGTGAAGTCGATAACCGCAGTGTTAGCAGACTCGGTAACTGTAACCGATGTGGCGACTGCCAACATTGTTCCTGTACGCTTCTTCACAGAAGACGGCACAACATCGGATAATCTAGCCATTCGGGAATTTACGACTGGTGTGGATTCTCGGTCAATCAACGGCTATGCCATTGATGAGTCTCAATTTAACTAAGGAGTGAATCATGATTAAAGATTCTGTAAAAGCCACCGGTAAAGTCAAGTTTGTCTTGACTGGTGAAGATGGTCAGGTCAAAGACCAACGCGAAGTAGATAACCTCGTGGTGCAGTCCGGTCTGGACTTCATCGCTGAGCGAATGAAAGACGCCACTACCAACGTCATGTCGCATATGGAAGTTGGTACAACCAACACGGCCCCAGCACTGGGCGATACAACTCTTGCTGCTGCTGTGGCAAGTAGCCGTACGGCGTTGACCAGTACTACGGTATCGACCGATCAAGTTACCTACACCTGCACGTTCGACCCCGGTGTTGGTACTGGCGCACTGGTTGAGGCAGGTATCTTCAACGCTTCGTCTGCTGGCGATATGCTCTGCCGCACAATCTTTGCTGTGATTAACAAAGGCGCAGCCGATACGCTGACTATCTCTTGGACTGTGACGATTAGCTAACCATGCCAGCCGCGACCCCAACCAATAACGCTACCGGCGTCCTAGCCTCCAACATCGCAAGCGGAGCGACATCGCTCACTCTGCAAACCGGTCAAGGGGCTAGGTTCCCAACAATTACATCCGGGTTTTTCGGAGGGGGTAATTACTTTTGGGCGACGTTGGTTGACGCTAGTAACAATATTGAGATTGTGAAGTGTACGGCGCACGCTTCTGCGTCAGACACGTTCACGGTTACACGGGCGCAGCAGAGCACTACGGCTAAGGCATATGTTGCTGGTGACCGTTTTGAAATGCGAATCACTAAAGAGCATTTCATCGAGAAAGTGTCTAAGTCTGGTGACAACATGACTGGCCCACTGTATGCGCCGACTATGTACGCGGATAGCACCGACAACACTAGCCCAACCGCACTTGTCAATCTTGCTTTCTTTACTGGTAGGAGGGGGTTAAAGATTGACACCTCGGCCCCTATCGAAGTGTCGCCATACGCAATAGGGTTCAAAGCACTGAACGGTAAGTGGTACATTTTATATTCGATTGCACGAAACGCGCTTATTGACCAACCGTTCTTTGGTGCAGGTGGCTTGGGTAGTGAAAATAAATTTACAGAGTTGCTTGAACTGCCAACGTATGTGGATGGTAAAGGCCCGCTCAACTACTCTGAAATTATTCTTGCAACTGACCCTGCCGAAGTCATTGCGATGGCATACGACACCAATGGGTACATCGTTGCTACAGGCTTGGCGGGTATAGGCCACTTCGGTCTCGGTAACGCTGTTGACCAAACCCGCTGGCGGTTAATCTGGGACGGCACAAACGTCGCCAACTCATACTACAATAGTTGGCCTCGAAAAGTTCTTACGAACAATCGCGGTCTTGCGATTGCGGAAGCCAACACGACTGTCTGGGTGTTGACTGACCTCAATGAAATATGGGCCGCAGGTGAAGGTGCAACAGGTGCACTCGGGCGTAACTCAACAACCGATTCTAATATCTGGCAACAGACTCAAGATACGACGGGCAGCACGTTAGGATTTATCGACAACGCATGGGCAGCGGTCAACACAACATCTCCTGTCATCATATGCCGCAATGTATTCGGTGAGTGGTTTGGACTCGGTGCGGGGGCATCAGGTGTCCTTGGTGGGGCGGTTGTAACTAACCGTTTGCGCTGGACACAGATTACCGAACTACCGACAACGGCTGTCCGAAAAGTAATGTTTGCTGGCGCAAACATCATCATCGACTGCATGATTCTGTTTGACGACAACACCCTCTGGGGCGCTGGGGATAACAACGCTGGCTCCCTAGGTGACGGCACAGTTGTTCTAAAGAGTACCTATGCTACCCGTGCAACGGATGTAGCAGACTTCTGGATGGCTGGTGAGCGATATAGCACAGGCAACAACACGACATGGATTAAAAAGACGGATGGTACGCTACACACAACTGGTGAGAGCGCGTACTACCAGTGTTTGTTCGGACTCACGACTGACCGTACTACATTCGGCGCGGCTACCGACATCCCTTCAGGATACACCATTGATACCGTGTGGCCCGGATGTGCAGAGGCGACGGCGTTTTTCTATTCCCGGTGGACAGATGGTTCTAACTATTTAATTGAGTCCGTGGGGTACGCCCCTGATGGTACTCGCGGCAACGACGCAGTAGCAGGCACAGTAGCAAGCGACATCACAAACCTGTTACCTGTGGCTCCTATAGATATTGCATATATGGAAGCCATGCACTCAGTAAATGCAAACCGTAAGGGGTACGGAATTTTAGTAACTACGACTGGGGAACTGTACGCAGTTGGGCGGGTGCAACCGTCAAGCGACGGAGGAACTACTTACGTAACCGCACCCTTCCCACACCGGGAGTCGCCGACTTTTACCACTGTATTTACAAGAGTTAAGTTAGAGGAGTACGCGCTATGAACATTACATGGGCAGTCTTAAACATGAAGGGCGTCAATGTCGGCACTCCTCTCGGTACTGTTGTCACTGAGGTTGTGGTGCAAATCACTGCAACCCAAGCCACGGCTACTGCCTCGGATAAGCGTAGCGTTAAAGTCTGCAAACCGAAACTGCGCGAGGATGGCGTTACTTGGTATACCCCAACGGTAGACCCAGAACAGTTTCTCCAGTACGATACTGTTACAGAGCAAGATGTTATTACGTGGGTGCAGAACGCATTAGGTACGGTAGAGGTCGGAGTAATTGAGGGAAGCTTGACAAGTCAAGTCGAACGTATTCTCAACGCGCCTGTCATCCCGAAACCTGCTGTACTCACCCCACCATGGGGATAAGGATTTGATATGGGCGTCGCACTTGTAAAGAACAACGCGTACAGCACGCTGGCGGCTACGATCACCAGTTCTGATACAACCCTTAATGTGGCTGTAGGTACTGGTACGCGGTTCCCATCCATCGCAGGTGGATCAGGGGATTTCTTTTTCCTGACGCTGATTGATACCTCCAACAACTTAGAGGTAGTCAAAGTAACGGCTGTCTCCACAGACACCATGACGATAGTCCGTGGTCAGGATGGTACGACTGCACGCGGGTACGCGTCTACTTCTCGCGTAGAGTTACGGGTCACCCAAGGATTGATCGACGATAAAGTTTCCGTTGGTGGCGGCACATTAACAGGGCATCTTGAAGCCCCTGCTAACGCCATCGACAACGAAGTTCCACGCGTGAACGAAGTTGTGAAGAAGTCTGGCGATACGATGTCAGGGCCATTGATTGTCCCTGAGCTACGTGGCCCGTCTAACGAGATTGCTGTCCCCGCCGGACACCGTATCAAAGCT